CGGCGTCGCGATCTGGATGGTCACGCTGTTGCCGCCGCCGCGCCCGGCGACGCCGAGCCTGCCGTCCGGCCCGCGCGCCAGCGGCATGATCGCCTCCGGCCCCGCCTCGCCGGCCAGACCGACGCCGCCCTGCATCAGCGGGAAATAGGTTGGCGTGCCGATCACGCCGCCGCTGGCAAACGGCTTCACTGCGCCCGACGCCGCCGCGAGCGAAATCGTCGACGGCGTCTTCGCGCCGGTCAGTCCGGACAGCAGGCTGGTCAGGCCGCCGGCGATGCTGCTCTCCAGCGGCTTGAACGCGAGCCGCACCGCGAGATCCGACAGCCGCAGCGTCAGCGACTTCAGCACGTCATCGAACTGCTTGCCGCCGACCACCGATGCCGAGAACGCGCCGGTCATGGCGCGCGAAAATGCCGTCGCGCCGACGGCAAGATCGCGGGTGCGCAGGCCGAGCGTGCCCAGCGTCAGCGAGACGTCTTCGCCGGATGAATCGAGTGCCATGACTTATCCTCCGTGCCGCTTGTCGGGAAATTTCTGCATCAAGTCGTCAAAGGCGGCGCGGTCCATCGGCTCATGGCCAGGCCCGCGCATCGCAGCCACCGCATAAGCGAGTTCGCGCGGCGTCATCCGCCAGAACTGTTCCGGCGGCAGCCGCAGCACGCCGAGTCCGAAGCCGATCGCCTCTTGCCAAGGGAAAGGTTTCATCGCGCCTCGCCGACCGCCGCGCCATCGAATGTCGCCGCGATGAGATCGGCGGCGACGCGCACGTAACCCGCCGCGCCGCCATCGATGGTCAGCGTGGCAACTTCATCGTCGGAGATCGCCTCGCCCGCGCCGCGCAATCCCGCCGCGATGATGCGCACAAGATCGCGTGCCGACAGCCGCCCGGTGCCGAAGCGTTCCGCCAGCGCCATCAGGTCGCTCGCGCCGAACGCGGATTCCAGTTCGGCCAATGCGCCGAGCGTCAGCACCAGCGTGCGACGTTTGCCGCCGAGGTCTGCGGCGATTTCTCCGCGATAGGTGTTGGGCATGATGAATCACCGTGAGGCAAGAGGCTCCGTTCGTCCCCGCGAAAGCGGGGACCCAGAATTTCACCGGAGGACTTATGCTTTGTTGCACTGGATCCCCGCTTTCGCGGGGATGACCGGGGATAGATCGAGCTAAAATTCAGGATTACACCGCCGTGAACATCAGCGCCCCCGCCGACTCCAGCGACAGATCGAACGTCACCTCGCCGTTGTGCTCGCCGGCAAATTCGAGACTTGAAATCTGGAACAGGCCTTCGATGGCGCCGAAATCCGGCACCACCACCTGACAGGATGTCAGCGCGCCGTCGAAGAACGCCTGGCGCACCAGCGCGTCGGACGATGCGTCCTTGAACAGCCCCCGGCCCGACACCGATGCGCGCTTGACGCCCGCGCCCGCCAGCAGCTCGCGCCAGCGCTCGGTGGATTCCGCGTGGGTGACGTCGACGGTTTCGGCATTGAACGCGATCCTGCGGCTGCGCAATCCGGCGACGGTGACGAAGCTCTCGCCATCGTGCATCTTCAGCAACAGGTCCTTGCCTTTCTGGGCGCCCATGATGATCTCCTTCAAACCGTTGTATCTGAAATTCTCCGAAGCCTCATCCCGAGGAGCGATCCGCAGGATCGCGTCTCGAAGGACGAGATTTCGGCACGCCTCATGGTTCGAGACGCGCGCCATGGCAGGCGCATCCTGCGCAAACTTGGCTACATGGCGCGCTCCTCACCATGAGAACTCCCGTATCAAAGCGGTTCAGTGACCGCGCGGAACCGCACCAGCGCGTGATAGGTGCGCCCGTCGGATTCGCGGCGAATGTCGGCAATCGAGAAACGCAAATTCACCAGCCGGTGCGCGGATAGCGACAGCGGCGCATCGTCGAGCGCCTGCAACAGCGCGCCGGCGATGACATGCGCCTCGCGGTGGCCGCCCTTGCGCGACCAGGCGTGCAGGGTCAGTTGATGTTCCTGGGTCTGGCCGCCGTCGGACGAGGCGTCGAGCAGCCGCGCTTCGCCCAGTGTGACGTAGGGAAACTCCGCGTCGCGCGGCGGCTCGTCGTAAATATGTGCGCCGCCCAGCGCGGCCGTGAGCGCGCTGTCGTCACGCAAGGCCGCATGGATCGCGGCGCGCAGCGCCACGTTGGCTGTGGTCATGTCGGTTTCCTTCGTCACCCTCCCCTTGAGGGGAGCTGAGCGCGTATGGCTCCCTCTCCCCGCCTGCGGGGAGAGGGTTGGGGTGAGGGGCAGCTTCGTTGAGAAGGCCCAATGCCGGCCCCTCACCCGGATTGCTTCGCAATCCGACCTCTCCCCGTGAACGGGGTGAGGTGAAGAAAACTCACCCCACCCGCACGTCCGCATCGATCTCGATGAAGCGGCGGTCATCGCGGTCGCGGATGGCGACGATGCGGTAAATCCGCGCGCCGTCGCTAAACCTGTGTTGAAGCGTGAGTGAGAGATGGCTGCGCAGCACGATGCGATAGTTCTGCGTCACGCCATCGCCGTCAGCCTGCACGTCGCGGCGTGCGGCCAGCGGCGTCACCTGCGCCCAAACGGTCGCGAACGTCGTCCAGGTGCGCACCACGCCGCCCTGATCGTCCAGCGTCTCGACCGGCTGCTGGACCACCAGCCGCGTTTTGAGTTGTCCCGGATCGATCATAGCGACAGCACCCGATGCGACGAGATCATGGCGTTGACGGAGGCCGGCATCATCGCAACAGTCTGGCCAATCGCAATCAGCCCGCGATTTTCATACCAGTGCGCCACCAGAATCCGGATCGCCTGCAACAATGTCGGCGGCACATCTGACGCGGCTTCGCCGAAGCCCACGTCGAGATCGAGTTCGATTCCCGCGATGCTTCGCCCCGGCGGCGGCAACGACCAGCCCGGCGCGGCAATGACACCGGCCGCGCGGTGGATCACGAAGGTTTCGGGATCGATCGCGCTCGCCTCACCCGCGGCATTGAACACGCGCACCGCCGCAAGCGCGCGCAACGGGCCGATGCGCGGCGCGATGCGGCCGCCATCCGGCCAACGGTCGAGCACCAGCCGCCAGGTCTGCGCAATCAGCGCGCAGCGCGTCAGCGCCTCGACATGATTGCGCGCGGCGGACACCAGCGACGTAATGATCGCGTCATCGGCGTCATGCTCCACGCGCAGGAAGGTCTTGGCATCGGCGAGCGACAGCGGCTCGACCGCCGGCGCGGTGAGAAGGAATGCGGGCAT